CTTTTTCCTGTTGTTCAGCTACCGTATCTTCCATCTCTGCTTCAGTTTCACCTGATGGTGGACTATAAGATGGTGGTTGGAAAACAGGCTGCTCTTGCACTGGCGGTGGTGCTGGCATACTAATCTTTGGTCTAAATAATCTGCTCACGTTGGTCTCCTAAAGGGTTATAATAATTCATTGCGGTTCGTTGTGGTGATTTCCTAGTATCATCCACTTCTTCAAGCCCAACCGCTAACACTCTCATAGCATCACATGCGTGGCTGCTCCAGTCGTGTACAGGCTTATTTGAAAATGTTTGTAGTGTGTCGTTGAATTTACGATGATAGTTGCGTAGTGCTTCTAATAGCTTCTTGCAACTTTCCATATCTATCCAGCAACGGTTTAGCAATAGTTGAGTATAATGTATTCCATCTTCTATACTTAACTTGGGAACGATGTTAAAGCGTATGCCTAACTCGTATGCTATTTCCCTTCTTGATTTATTGTTTGTAAATTCTCTTTGCTCCAGGTCATGTGGCCCATAGTGTTTGTCGTATAGGTAGTCTTTGTTTTGCAAAACCTGAATGTAATGGGGCAACCCCTCATTACTGTTTTCGTAATAATCTATAATCTGAACAGTACGACCTATTTGCTGAAAAAACACAATTGCCGTTTTATCAGATACGCCTATATCCCAAGCTGTATTAACTTTAAATGTTGGATCGTAAGGTACACGAGTTACTTGCTTACGGCCTTCCATCTTCTCGATAGCATCTCCGTATATAGCTCCTTCGATTGCAGCAACCCAATCACATTCAAATTCCTGCCTAAATTTATTCTTACCCATGACAGAATAGGCAGCATCTAATTCTTCTTGATCGACTATTCCAGTCTCCGATGCCTTTGCAACTTTTACATACCAGTCATCATCTTTTAAACCGTGCTGATACTTTGCATAAAAATCATTTGACATACCTTGCGGTGTGCCAACCAGATAACAGAATCCCTTACGGTCAGATAGGGCAGGTCTGATAATCTCAGGAAACAATCTTGGATTAACCTGAGCATACTCATCCACAATAATACCATCGAAGTAAGAACCACGAAGGCTATCTGGGTTTTCCGAACCTAATAGTGTTATTTTAGCACCATTAGGTAATGTGCAACTTAGCTCTTGTTCATTGAACTTAGCTCCAGGTATGACACCAGCGTAATGTTTTAAATAGTCAAATATAATTGCTTTTGTTTGTTTATAAGTAGGGCCGATGTATGCGTACCGTGGGTTCCACATAGTATTCGTTAAAGCTCGTTTAATTAATTCGTTAATACATAAAACGGATTTGCCACACCGTCTATGTAGTGTAATGACTGCCCATCTATACTTTGAAAAGTTCTCGTGGATTTCCTTTTGTATATCACGAGGGGCGTAAGGTATTGTTACTTTCATTAATGTACCGTGGGTTTATCCTCATAAGGTATGTCAATTTGCTCTATGTGTAGCTTATTGAGAACCCAATCAGATATAGTTTTCCCATGTATGTTATTTCTAAAGCCTGTGATGTTTATAAACACGCTTTTAGTGCCATCGTCATAAAAGACCATAGCTAGTAAATTTTCTAGTTCTTCTTCATCCATTGATGGATACCTTGATGTCCTATTATATATAACGGAGTCAGCCCCGCCCTTTTTTCGGGGTATAGGGGGCCTGCCGTTCTGAAAAAAAATCTTTAAATATTTAGCGGTTTATCGAGCCAGTTAATAAATAAAAGACTTAGAGTCCTCCTAAGTACACAGGATTTGCAACGAAAAATAAAACAAAGAACGTGAGGTGGAACGTCATGCTGTTATCAACGCAGTCCATGATGCGTGTGCGTAAACACACAGATGCTTATAGTATATGGGAGACTACCCACTACTTACTCAATACTTCTTCCGTCTTCTCATGTGTTGCCCACTCAATCGTTAAGTTACCATCAGTCTTGACATCAGCCTGTATCTTGTCACCAAATGTACCAGCTAATAGTTTACTACTCATCCATCTTGCATGATGTAGTCTCTCTCTATTCCACTGAACTTGTTGTGGTTCACAGTCTTGTTGCAACAGCTCTAGCATACTATCTAGATAACTCCATGCTCCAAGCTGTCTTGCATCCATAACCTGTTTCTTTAGTTCTTCATCATCCTTCATCCAACTGTACACAGTAGTGACAGCTGGCATGTCCTTATCCTTGCAGATCTTCGAGAGAGGTTCTCCCTTCTGCAATCTTTCGATAATGCTCGATAGTTTCTCTTTTAACATTTTTTAAATTCAATATTGCTTTATATTTTCCTTGAGCTGTCTTAGCTCCAGTAGATAATCCACCATGATTTCTACACCTTCCATTAGTCAGTGCTTTAGCACGACAGGGCAGTCCAGTGCTACGAGCATAGGCTCCACACTCTTGCTTATGAAGTGGTCTACCAACCATGATGGAATTATTTATTAATCAAAAAAAAGGAAAACGACACAGTTGTGTCAATTATAAACAGATTGTTATTTGATTTTGTCGAATTTGTCGAGTAGTTTTTTATCATAAGCAATGAGATATTTTATATAAATGATTGTCTCAATATATTTCTCCTTAACCGTGTGTCGGTGCATCTTCAGCTTCTTACCCAAATAATGATATGGCACTCGTAATGCCCTAGACCACATCAACTTTCTCTCCGTTTTGGATAGCAATGGATTGATATTAAACAATATAAATTCGTAGCGTGCTATTTCTTTGGATGACGCGGCAACTCTCATCTCTCGTTTATCCCAGGCAGCGTGTTCTGTTGCCTCATGTTTGACATCAAATTTCATGTGAGAGTATCCCTTTTTGTAGGCGGGGGGGAGCTTTTTGTCCGTGGAGATAGCCTCCTCGAATAGCTCAACTATAAAAGACGTGGTAAGTTCTTGGGCCATTCTATTTCTCCATCTAATATTTTTTCCATAACTGTTTGACGATCATATTTGTCAAACGAATTGAAAAACCGATCTATTTTCTCTTGGTCTGATTTTCTTAGAGCCTGACCATGTTTAATCTTATGGACTTTAGTTCGATAATGTACGTTGAGGTTCTTGCCTAGATGACTGATAGTCTTTGATACTTCCGACAGTCCATCCCTGCCTAATCCATTAATAGGTCTAGATATATCCTTCTTAGATATATCTATATACTTAGATATAGATTCTTTATTAATATATACACTTTTTGACACATCATAGACTGGGAAGTATGCACAGCTTGAGGACAACCGCTTGGACTTGACATACCCCAACTCCCTTAACTCATTCAAAGCACGGATAACTGTCCTCCTAGACACCTTCAGATCACGAGCAATGGTTGCCTGGCGTGGATAAGACTTGCCGTTCTTGTAATAGTACGACTCTAAATACAAATAAATAATCTTACTGATGGGGCTTATGTCTTCACGGATAAATAGTTCTAATGGCGTTTTACTCACCTAAGTCAACTCCATGTAACTGTATGAGCCTATCTACACTCAAACGTAAGACATCGACCTCAGCCTCACACCAGTTCATATCCATGTGAGTGGTGTAAATATACAAGTTTAGAATGCATACAGTAGCTGTTAGGCCCAACAATATAAACTTCACACCATCACTCATAGGCTCTCAAAGTCCTTATGTAAGTCATCGATAGGCACGCCATACCCTGATGGTCTGCCCTTTACACCATAATAAAACTTCTCTTGTTTAGCCTCAGCTCCAGTGATGTATCCTGCAAGTTCATAACGTAAGTGAGAATGGATTAGCACCAACAGATGATTTAAGTCATCGTCACAGTCTTTTCTTAGAAAAAGAAAGTTCCGCTTTTTATATTCATCTATGGTGTGATGTTGTTGTGATTTTATTTCAATATTTGGTAGGTCAGGTCTTGAGAATGTATTGACAGCTCCATCCCAAGATTTATTTAAAGCCTTTGCAGCAGCATATTCTGCAACGGCTGATACCACCGACCACCCCACATCAGTTATAGGCGTAAATTTGACGTTATGGAGATCTCTATGCCCATTTAAAAGTGATTGTACCTTACGATTAAGACCGACTGATGCAGCCATGTCGTACTCATACCATTCGAGGTTGACAATCATTCATCCTCCTCTCAGCTATTTTTATATAGTCATCATTTAATTCAATTCCTATGGCTTTACGATTATGTTCATTGGCAACTAGAACAGTAGTGCCAGCTCCACTAAAGGGATCTAAAACTGTACCACCTTCAGGGCATCCAGCTAAAATACAAGGCTCTATTAAATCTTTTGGGAAAGTTGCAAAGTGAGCTTCCTTGAAAGGTTTGGTAGTTATTGTCCAAACATTTCTTTTATTCTTACCCCTCTGGTTAATTCTAACTTCATCTGTGTGATATTCTGCGTAAGTAAGACCAAAATCAAGTTTATAAAATTCTTCTGACCAATCATCAAGCAAATGTTTTATTTTATTCCAATCTAATATTGATGGAAAAGCAAAACCATTTGAATCAGTCCTAAACCAATGTTCGATTGTTGTTTTTTTTATATCAGTGTTTTCTACTAAATTTTTTAAACTTGTTTTTTCTCTTAAAAAAGAAACAAATTGTTTTTGATTTGGAATTTTTGGTCTTGTTTCTACTAATTTTGATCCTCTAGTTTTTGACATTCCTTGTCGATGTTTTTTTTCATTATCATCTGTTTTGTATTTTCCAAAATTAACATTTAAATTATTTTTATTATTAAATTGTTGAGATTTTAATGGCTCTCTAATAGCATCTGCATCATAATAATATTTTTTATTCTTGGTTATTAACCATATTTTTTCATGGCAGCTTGTTGGTCTATCTTTAACACTTTCAGGCATTGGATTTGGTTTATGCCAAATAATTTCCGATCTAATGTACCAACCAGCATCTTGTAGAGCTATTGCAACTCTATTTGGTATCATCATTAAATCTTTATCTTTTAAACCATTTGAATAACTATCTCCAATATTCCACCAAATCGTTGCAGTATCTTTCAGTTTAGGTCTAAAAGTTTCAAAAACTTTAACTGTATTAGCAAGATAATCTTGATAGGTTTTTTCCAATCCAAACTGACCATCAACTCCATAATCTCTTAATCCAAAATATGGAGGTGAACTAACAACACAATCAATAGAGTTGTTTTCTAATGTTTTAATAACATCAATGCAATTACCTTGAATAAACTTATGCATTAGCTTTAGCTTTCCAATACGCAACTTGACGTTTTAAATCATCAATCTGATTGCTTAATAATATTTCTTTACGTTCATCATCAAGCTCAGGAACTTTAGCAACATAGTCCTGGATAGGCCTTGCATAATCCCCTTTAGAACCTTCACAATCCCCACACACATAACGCCTCTCAAATTTATAACCATAGAGAGGAACACCACAGTTCTTACACTTACCTTGTTTTACTAATGGATTAGTTTTTCCTACTGATATGTACTCAGTCATTAGTTGTCTCCAACTTTGTAATTTTTTGACACCAATCTTTAGGAATAGTAATTGCACGACCAGTTTCACCGTCAGAACAGAAATCACCTGTAACAACTATTCTTTTATCATCCTCAGAGATGATCCATCCAACTGATACAACAGGTTCTGGTTGAGCTTTTTTTAATTTATTTAAACTATGCCAGCCTGTTTCACTGTCCATAGCATCGATCCAATCAACCTGAACAAGCCTATAATCTTCGATTTTAAATTTCTTTTTGCCCATTCATTTCCCTCATTTTGGCTACAAAATCGTTAGCTGTTACAGCAGCTCTGGTCTTATCTTCGATTTTTATTAAGGCATTTGGGCTAGGAAATCGGCTTCCATTACAGTACCTCAATGCCACTGTGGAATTTGAAAACCCTAGATGTTGTGCTAATTTCTCATAGGTTAGTTTATTTAGTGTCCTATAGTCTTCCAAAAACATAATGATTCTAAGCTATTGTAGTTTTTTAGTTACATCAATTAAACAATTGACAAACAAACAACGAACATTAAGATGTAGCCGTATTGGATACACAATAGACTATGACTATGACTGCCCCATTTGATGGAAATATGAGTGTCAAAATGACACTTAATAGATATAACATAAATCAAACAGAGCTTTGCAAAAAGCTAAATTTTAGCAGAGAGGCTTTTAGTAAGGTTGTAAATGGCCATAGAAATCTGTCCGTTGCCAAAGCTAAACTAATTTCTGATCTATATGGATTTGACTGGAGAGAGTTTTATGAAACAGCTGCTGAGAGATATATTTCAGCCACAGGCTGTACTGATGGTATTGAAGTAAGAAAAACTAAAGGTAATTACTTAGTAGAAACTCCTCGTGAATGGCAGGAAAACTCAGTTTTTTATGCTATTTGTACTCCTGGGCGTGCTTATGATGAGTATGTTTATGTGTTTACTTCAACACCAATTCCATTTGATCCCAAGAAAATTTTAAGTAATACATCTCTGTTTACTCTTAAAAATGGAACACAATATATCGGATATGTTCTTGGATATGTTGATAATGATGGAAAAGATGTAATGATTGCTAATTACCAGACTAGAACAGAGGTAAGGATTCCAGTTAAAAAGCTAGAATCAATGCAAAAAAGCCGTGCTTTACTAACACCAAATCCCATAAAATTATAAAAATAAGTATAAAAATTAGACTCAATGATTCGTAGTAATCATTACTAGTAATATTTGTTAGTGAATTGTTTAGTAAATGTTCATAAAATAATTGTTCCAATAGTAGCCAAAATAAGTACATTGGTGTATATACAAAGAACAAATTATGGTAATTAAAGAACAAAAAGAATTAGCAGAATTTAGAGACTTGGTAATGCAGCCTACCTTAGAGGCTCTTGTTAAGTTTGGATTAGACCACCACAGCCCTTCACAATTAAATTTACCAGATGGTTTTTGGGCTTATAAGTACCTTTGTTGCACTCAAGAAGAACGTAGAAAATTTCCATTCACATCAAAACCAAGATTAGGGGTTGCTATAGGTAATGCAATTGCATTGATGTATGCCCATATTGTTTGGACTAACAATTCTGAAAAGTATCAAAATAAACGAATCAATTTTCGTGATGCTCTCCGATTCGTTCAAGAGATGTTAAATGAATATAACCCAATAGAAAATAAATCAGATTTAGAACAACACGAATACCATAAAACAATTGCTAGTAAATTTGCAAACAATCTACACAAAGCTATTAAAAGTTTAGCTCTAGTAGGGGAGGTTGAATCAGAAGCTAATCGTTATTTAAACTTAGGATCAGACCTGGATCTATTAATGAGAACAGATTTAGAAAATCCTACCTGCGTAGTTGAAATAAAAACATTACCACCAAGACGTGGAAAAATTAAAAAAGATGGCACTCGTGGATTTAGTACGCAATCAGTTAGCCAACCTAAATTAGATGCAGCTCGTCAGACTGCATGTTATTGGGGAGCAACTAAGAAAAAACCATTCTTAGTTTATGTAAATGAAAAGGAATATAAGATTTTTGATCCTTCTAATTGTGACATGCTTACTGAAAGATCAATGAAGGATCACTTACAATATTACAAATCAAAAGCTCGTACTCGTGAACGGTTAATGATTCAAGCAGATGGAAGTCCTACAAAACTATTAGGTCTTGTGTCTAATGACTTCGAGTCATTTTATTGGGATATAGGGAAAGATTTAGTAATGAAAGCAAAACAACTTTTTAAAGAGGCCCAGTAATGACAAAAAAAGAAGACACAATTTGGAAAAAACTATCAGCAATAAACTGTAGTGATTTTGTAGAAACTAAAGGTAACTTAACCTATCTATCTTGGTCACATGCCTGGCAGCTTATAATGGAAAACTATCCTAAAGCTACTTATAGGTTTAAAGAATGGGAAGGATACGATGTTCTTTATTACAAGAATGGTACAGGATCAGTTGCATGTGAAGTAACAATAGATGGAGTAACTAGGGAAATGTGGTTGGCTATTATGGATCACAGAAACCAAGCTGTTGCAAATCCATCATCCACTCAAGTTAGTAATACCAAAATGAGATGTTTAACTAAGTGTTTAGCTATGTTTGGGCTAGGGCATTACATCTATGCTGGAGAAGATTTACCAAAAGATTCTGAGTCAGTTGTTTCAACTGATAATGATAAAGCAGAAAAGATATTTAAAGCTATCGGCTCTGCTTCACAGGTTGCCAAACTAAAGGCGGTATGGGGCAACGGTAATGGCAATTGGGTAAGTAAATTAGAGAAATCTAATCCTGATCTACATTACAAAATTTTTACCGCTTTTAAACTCAAAGAAAAAGAACTACTGGAAGGAGTAGATGTAAATGGCTAATGAAAAAGTGGCAACAATAAAGTTGTACCCAGCTGATGCTAGTAAATATAAACAGAACCCACCTAAGTACACAGGCCCTGCAACTGTAAATGGTGATACTAACTATAGGGCTTCTGCATGGATGCAAGAAGATAAAAAAGGTGTTTCTCATTTATCAGTATCAGTCCAAACCAAGATGGAAGCATCTGGTGGTTTAGCAAAGAACGATGAAATGGATGACAAGATTCCTTTTTAACTCCCCCTTGGGATGTCTAGCAATAGGCATCCCAAACCCGTTAGGCATTTATGAAAATTTTAGAAGAAGCAATAAAAGTATTTGAGGAAAGACATACGCAATATGGTGATTTTACAAAACGATTTAAGAAAACAGCAAGGATGTTTACAGGATATTTGGAGCAGACAATTCCTGGATCTAAAGTTTGTAAAATTATTATCTTGGAAAAACTTAGCAGATCAGATGTCACTTATCACAAAGACAACTGGTTGGATATTATCAACTACGCAGCTATGGGAGATATACTCCAACGGTTGGAAGAAAAAGAGAAACAAGAGAAAGTGAAACCTATTAAATGACAAAAAATGAATCAAAAGTTTTAAAATTTATAAAAAAATTTATTGAAGAAAATGATTATAGCCCAAGCTATGGAGAAATAGCAGATCACATGCAATGGAAATCTAGAAGTCAAAGCAAGGCGGTCATTGATAGTCTTGTTCAATACAATAAGGTTAAATTAATACCAGCAAAGAAAAGGTCTTTGGAGCTAGTGTAATGGATAATCATTATCCTGAACAATATGCAACACAACACAATAGAAGGCCATGTGTACGAGTGCCAATATATCACGATAATCAAAAGGTTTACTTAGAAGTACAATACTGCCCAGAAACTTTAAACATAAATGTAGTAAAGCTGCATCCTCAGATGAAAGATGGCACAGTACATTACTCAATGTTGGTTGAAGTAGGGTATGACATTACAGCTCAGTTGCAATCCTATTCAGATATTGCTGAGGGCTTACAACAAATGAGTAAGCGTTCACTTAGAAAATCAGACGGCTCTCCAATAACTGTTAGAGGAGCTGTCTTAGATAAATTATTAAAAGATCCAAACCTGGAGGCATTATAAATGGATGAGTTAATTACTCGATGGAGATTTTTTAAGTTTTTAAAGAAATTATTTAGAGGTGTTTAATGAGAGATCTTGCAAAAGAATTGGAATTTATCGAGGACATGGAAAAGTTTAAAGCCCAAATGAACCCCAGGTGTATTGTTTGTGGTGATCTCATTCAAATAGTTCACAAGGTACAAATGAAAAAGAAGTATTGTGGATACCCATGCCAACAAAAAGCAGCAAGAGAGAGGAAGAAAAATGTCAAAGCAGAATTGTTACAAAGCGTTTAATTATACAGCTGAAGAATTAAAGGATGTTAATGCAGGACTAAAGCAATTAACTCAAATCTTATCAGAAGAAATCAATGACATTTATCCTGGAACTAGAAAATTACTCGTTCCTATAAGAGAAAAGGATATTGTAAGAAAACTTATAAAAGACAAGATTTCGGAGCTTTTAAGGAAAAAAAGTCTTTCAAATTTGCACGAGGATGCACGAATCCAAGGCAAGTAAGGGTACAGCACCCCCTAAAATTAGAGTGCTGCAAAGATTCCGCAAAGAATAATGATTGTTCCCCAAACTAATATAAATTTAAAAAGATCTTGTTCGTTCATTATAATTTCCTTATTTAGAATTAAACCTTTTTAAGAATCCGTCAGTCAAATTATAATATTCTTTTGGATTAACCTTAAATCTTCCTGTTACATCATAATTTGGATCTGTTATTAAAATTTGATGTGAAAATTCTCCATCAGGTTTATAATAATTATGATAAAAACCTTTCGTATTATTTTCATCTCTTAAATGAAAGATAATAGGTGTATATACAGTGAAATCTTCTTCTTTTTTATTCATTATGCTACTAGCTCCAATTTAGGTGATGAAGATAATTTATTAACTAAAGTATTATGTTCCATAGCACTCTCTAATAAATGACCATAAACTCTTGAAGTAAAGTCAAAACTACCATGTCCAAGAAACTCAGGGATTTGCAATACAGAAATATTACCTTTTTTATTCTCATCTATCAAGATTGATGCATAGTAGTGTCTAAATGAGTGTAAGGCCCCAGTAAATTTAACACCTGCCAACCTCTTATAATACTCTAATTTTTTCCATACAAAGCCATGAGCATAAGGATTACCATGCTCAGTTTCAAAGACTAAGTTTAAACCTGCATCAGGATCATTCTTCCAATTAAGCAATGCAGCTTTTGTAGAAGCAAGTAATGGAATCCAACGGATAGCATTCTCATTCTTTAACTTGGTTGTTAATCGGTTTCTTTGATCTGCTTGTTGTCTTACACGGATCCAATTAGTATCAAAGTTGATTGTATCCCAAGCTAATCCTCTTAACTCAGAAGCTCTAAGACCAGTAGTTGCTAAGATAGTAAAAAAAGTTTTCCATTGAATATCCATAGCCTGAAGTAAAGATTTAATCTCATTTGGATCAGGTATCTTAATTTCACTATTCTCTTTAACAGCAGCATCTCTATTCATACCCTGGTTATTAAACTTATATTCAGATATTGGATTAAAAGATAACCAGCCTCTTTCAACAGCTTTAACCAGCACATACTTTAAAGCCTTCATAGATTTCTTAACAGCATCTCTACTGTATTTAGTTAAAAGCTCTTTTTGAAGTTTTTTAGCCTCTACCATAACAAAAGCCTTCATTTTATGATTAGCAAAAGAAGACTCTTCTATACGCTTGAGAAGGTTTCTGTATTGTCTTGCTGAACAATCATCTCTTTCACCTTCCTGGACTAATACTTCAAAGTCCTGGTGGAAAGAAACTATACCTTCTTTAATAGTATGCTCATCATATACAGCTGCTAGATTATCAGCCTCAATTGCATCGTTAAGTTCACGAGCATAATTCTCAGCAAATTTCTTAGCCAACCTTCTACCCATCTTGCCAATGTTCCAAGTCTTAGATCCTTTAGGGCCTTGAACTCTGAAACAGTTTTTAGATTTTACTTCTTGAACGCTTATCATTTTATTCTCCTTATTTGATTCCAAAGTAGCTTAAATGCTACATCTATATAGATAGTGACAGAATGGATATAAGTCAAGAACGGAACGTGGAACGGAACGTCTGATAAATTTTTATGGATTATTTTTGTTGGTTTTTAGGGATTTTTATTAGGTGGGTTGTAATGTGTCAGAATTGATATAAGGTAGGTTTTCTGCGGAAAATAGGTGTCACTATTAAAATAATTTTAAAGTTCGAGTCCCTCTATCCGCACCAGTTTTCTGGGAAAAATTGGCATTTGGAACGTCATTTGGAACGTATATAGGAATATATTTTTTTAAAATTATGCCACAACGGATGTTTCTTTTTCTTTATCCCAATGCTTTTGGAGACAATCTGATTCGGGATTTGCAGTGTGGCAGAAGAACTTTTTATAAATAACGTCATGCTCCTGGACTACAAAGGGAGTTCCGAAAGCATATAAATCTTTGTCACATATATCACATTTGCCAATTAATCGGTTCTTAGGTTTCTTCATAATAGCAGTAAAAAAATTAGTATAATAATGGCTTTATCTATTTTTTCTGGTGGAGGGTTAAAGTTCCAGCTCATTAGTTTCCAGTAGGGTTTTCTGTTAGTATTTTAACAATTCTTTTTCTCCCCATGTCTATCTCTACGTGGGCCTCTACCTGGACACACTGCATAAATATTCCCTCTTGATCGGGGCCAATGTTTTGCATAGCTACCCGTTTGGTTTTCAAACAATCAGCCATTCCCTCAGTCGGCACTGTCTCTATTATGGAACCATTGGTTATAAGCAATACTGCAAACAGTGTCTCAATCATGTGATATTCCGTTCTGTCTTATCTTATCAAGTAGCATTTCAACATCTATCATGCGTTCTTCGATGAATTGTATTTGCATATTTAGTTTTGCAATCTCTGGGATCTCTGAATTAACATGAGTACGCAATTCTTCTTGTGTTTTTGAAAGCCATTCTACGAGCATGTAAAGCTCATTTACTTGAGGTGATACCATTGTACCTTTAGGAACACCGTCAATAAATTCATTAGCAGCTTCCATGTCTTGTGCCATTAACTGCTGATTTGTCTCCAAGGTATTTAATCTTTCTTGAATGGAGAAAAAGCTCATAGTGCCGACAGCCACTGCGGCCAAAATGGCCAAAAGGTTACGAGCAGGGAGTGAAATTTGCGTTGAGTCCGAGAGCTGCATTAGTTTACTAGAGGATTGCTATTAGCA